TGCGTCGAAAAAGTAGCAACAAATCAAATCGCGTTCAGAGCACACTGAGAACCAAGAGACGTGTCCGTCGACCAAAAACACTTAAATTGAAGCAATCACAGAAGCAATCACAAAAACAAAAACTTAGTCCAGAATTACGTTATCAATTAAATTCGGTGCAGGAATCATAGCTTCATAGCCCGTATGTAAAGCATTATATTCCATCTCTTGATATACAAGTATCTATAGATGGCTCAGTATTCTCTAGCAAGTTCAAAAATTCTCCAAATGTTCTTGGAGGACTTGGACTATACATCTCTAACAAATCGTCGGTCTCACTGTTTTTGCTGATAAGATCGTTTTCTACCTTTGTACACTTCGTACTTACATTGTCATGTTTCCTTATTTCACCTGTCAACGTCTTTGCATGCTTTCGAGGCTGATGGTTCTTACCTTCGATCGCTTGAATCAACAATAGTTCAGTTTCGGAATAAGAACGTTGCCGTCGCTTTTCATCATATATATCACGACAGTTCTTGTCAATTGACCGTAAGTAATGTCTTGAATAATACAAGGCTTGAAAATTCGGCTCTTCTCTATAGACACTGTCAATATAGCATTGAGGAATTTTACGTATCGCTTGTATACAATTTGCACAGTTCACCATATCTTCTGACGTTGAATCAAATAGAATATTCATAATACAAAGGTGTGATTTATAATTTGTTCCTTCTTGATATACACGCGACTTGCTGTCATTGTTTTGATAGTTTTCAAACAAAAAGTAATGGTTAGAACAAGTATATTTCTCAGCCACATGAATAAGAGTTTCTTGAAAGTGTGAAATGTCTAAGTGCTTATACAAGTCAAAACAAATTTCAATCACATACCCCATATTATATATATATTCATTACTAAATTTACTCCATAGAATATTAATTGTAATGTCGTATTGTTTTTAGGATTATTTTTTTGGTATACACACGATACTTCATGTATATTTTATGTTCGATATACGCATATCTTTTGTTTTATTATATATTATTATAGTATGTCTTGGAAAAAAGTTGGGGGTATTGAACACCAAAGCAAACATAATATTATAAGAGCACATTCGTCAAACTTTCACGCACATCGTGCAAATGAACAAGTTGGTTCTTATGGAACTATTTCAAAGCAAAGCTCGAGTATCAATATGCAAGATGGAACTCAAATTTATAGTCTTGAGTCTCAACTAGACCCTCACGGTCTCATTGGGTCCTATACATTCCAATCGCACGATTCTTCAGTCATTCCAAATCAAATTGAGAAGCACACAAGTAATTATTTAGTAAAGAACACTACTTTTGGCAGTGAGGATGCTTCTATTGTCTCTACTGGCGATTTGAGTTTTCAGTCGTTTACACGATTCTCTAGTGGTGCTGTATCATATATATCCAATGAGTCTATTGATGTGAATGCACTTACATTTTCTACTTGGGTCAAACCTCCTTCATCAAACACGAACCCACCAGAAAATAACTCTACTGGCTTTCTCCTTTTCGCAATGGATGATGCTAGTATGAATACGGCAATTGCTGATGCAAACGATAATTTAGCAGAGGGACAAAATGGTATCTATTTTTGGTGCCCAGGATTTCAATCGGTTCACCCACAAATTTACATCACAAAGGATGTGAGCAACATGTATACAAACATAGGAAATGAAAAGGTCGTCGTTGATTGTAATAATGCCACATTGCAATTTGGTGAATGGAATATGATCACATTGGTTTTGGACCACGCACATGGATACCTTTATGTGAATGGAGAACTTTCCACCGAGTTTCCCTTTTACGGAAAGATTCCCAATAGTCGATTTATGGTCAATGGTGGACGCTTCTATGATTTCAGTGAAACAGAATGGGTTGGTTCGACTGATAATACACCTCGCATGGACGGATATTGTTTGTCTGACATTTTGGTCTATGATATAGCACTTGACCCTCTGTTTATTAAACGATTGTCTGAGCACGACACTCATAATTTTTCGCAACACTTTCGTTATGCATTACGCAATGACGGAATCATTCTGGGGGAAAATACAGTTTGTCAACAAAACCATTCTGTTATAGGAAATAGTGATGTTTTCTCCGATGCAACCACATACGGAAATGCACAATTTATGAAACAAGTATATGTCCAAGGTAATGTTGGTATTGGAAATCGTGTACCAAATGAAAGCTTGGATGTGGTTGGAAGCGTACATGTTTCAGAAGATGCTATCATAAAGAAGAATATTTATCTTGGTCGTGCAGATGTAAGCACAAATGGTATTTATTTTGCAGGTGTTCCTTCTGATGTTGACACATGTTTCTTAGAAGAGCGTGTTTATGGTCAAAATGGCAACGGCGATAGTGAATTACTCATTTCAAAAGGAAATGATATTTGTAATAATAATGCACTAGGCGATCGAATTAGACTTGCATCCTCTCGTATTGTACTGGATACATATGAATCATCTGATGATAATACACGTATAACAGGTGATATCAATTTATGTGCTGTATATGATCAAAGCGGTCATTTTGGTATTTCTACATACTACCCAAAAGAAACGCTAGATGTTCGTGGTTCCATGAATCTTCAAACATTGAGTGGGGACAATATTTATATCGGCAATAATACTGCATCTGATCGCTTGAATTCTGATATGAGCCAACAAGGAAGCCACAATGTTTGTGTTGGTCAACAGAATTTTCAACATGGTGAATTCTCAGGGACTCATAATGTCGCACTAGGGTATCAAAGTCAAAACCAAATATCTTCTGGGGCGCATAATACCACGATTGGTTCATTTTCATTACATGACTGTTCAAGTGGTATTCATAATACAGCCATAGGAGCAAATACACTCCAGTCTAATGGTGGTTCTCATAATGTTGCATTAGGGTCTTCTGCAGGAATGAGTGCAACAGGGAACTACAATCTTTTCTTAGGGGCAAGTTCCGACCTCTCAGGAGACAATCTACAAAATGCAAGTGCCATTGGTTCACGCGCTATTGTAAGTGCATCGAATGTTATGAAGCTTGGTGATATGAACACGACAGTTTGTATTGGGAATACTACTGATGCAGTGGTTCCAGAGAGAAGCGAATATCAAAATGGAAATCAATCTGCCGGTTCAGATGTATCGAATGTGTTGGTAGTAAAAGATGGTAATATATGCATTGTCAATGGGTCCCTGAATTTAGATGGTACACGATTTCGAAGTGTTCTACAAGATGTATCTCTAGGTCTACAACATGATGGAATACAAAGAAGAATCGTTTTTAGTATTGGTGAATACGCTGATAACAATGCCAATTCTCCTACGATTGTTGATGAAAAAAAGGGAAATTTACAGGTTGTGGGGAATGCACTGATTGCTGGAAGAACCTTCTTAGGTAATCACGGCACAGGACAATTCGCTGACCAAATTCAAGAATACATGAATTTAGAGTCGAGTTCGAATGGAGACGAAACTTACGTGGGTATTGTCAATGGAGATCTGCTCTTGAATGGAGGTCTGAATATTGCAGGTGATGGTGGTGATACTTTATCAAATAGATTAAACTCTCATATTCCATGCGATTTTCATGACGTTGTCACTTGTCATAATGCATTTGATATTAGTGGCACGGCAACATTCCCATATGGAAATAATGATAATATTGAATTTGCTAAAAAATGTACTTTTGAGAACGAGGCTAATTTTGACAACACTGTTAACATGACATTCGGACAGAGTACTGGCTTAACGATTACAAGAGGTACAGGATTCAGTAATTATGTATTCGATGTAAATGGAAGTTGGACTGGACGCAATGCGTCTAGAATAACAGGAGGACTTGATGTATGTGGTAATTTAGCAGTAGAGGGAAATGTATTATCTTCAGATAGTTCGATCTTATCTGATTCACGCTTGAAAGAAGAAGTATACACGATTCGTGGAGCATTGAAGAAAGTGAATGCGTTGCGTGGTGTCACATATCAATTGAAGAGCGACAAAGATAAATACGATGATGCATCCTCTATTCCCAAGCATATTGGAGTGTTGGCACAAGAGGTACAAAAAGTTGCACCTGAACTGGTTCACACTGCCCCTCTTGCATCTAACAATGGTGATGTGTCTTCAAATACACCTGTATTCAGTAGTTCAGGAGACATGCATGACTATGTAGAAAAACATGTGAAAAAGCAAACACAATTGAAGTATAATGTCACAATTGAAAAGCGTCCAGACACAAAACTTGGTCTCATTCTCACACAAGAAGGAGACAATGTTATTGTTGATAATGTTCATGATAACATCCAAATTGTTCATATAGATGATAATGTGGATGGGATAGTGAAGACAGGAGATCAATTAGTTGCAGTTCAGGATACAAATGTGGAAAATTGGACACTGCGTCAAATTGTCCGCAAGGGATATTTATCGAATAATAAATTTCTCTCTGATGGTAAGGAAATTACGTTGACACTTATTCGAAATATCACCTATGATGAAACTATACTTGTTGAAGAGGGAATGAAGTCTGTGTCTTATGCGAATATGGCAGGTCTTTTCATTGAAGCAGTCAAAGAGCTGAGTGAAGAAAATCGTGCACTTCGCAGAGAACTATCATCTCAGAAACAGCAAATGAAAAAAATGTGGAAAGCGATAAAAAGTAATTCATCGAATGCCAATAGTATGTTATCTTGATCTTATGATCTTACGGACTCGTTCATGTATCGTGTCATGATGTCATGATCGCTCATTTAATTAACAAATTGAAATGTATTAAGGTCTACTTGTATATTTATATTTAATGGACGTTTCTTATTTGGCAAAAAAGAATTTTCATCCACGTGACACACGCATTGAATTTGACGAAGGACCCCATATCTACTATATCGATGGTTCTTGTAAGGGATACGTATCTGTAACTACATGGAATCATTCACACTTTGAAACATTTGATGCGGATGCTATTATTACCAAAATGATGGCTTCACCAAAGTGGACTAACAACAAGTACTACGGAAAAACTCGAGATGAGATAAAAGGACAATGGGATGCCAATCGCGATGAAGCTGCAAGTGCAGGAACAAAAATGCATTTTGATATTGAATGCTACTATAACTCTCTGCAAGTACAGAATACTTCAACAGAATATTTGTATTTCGAAGCCTTCCTTGCCAATATGAGAGAGAAAAAATATGGAAATCTTGCACCATACCGCACTGAATGGACTGTATTCGACGAAGACCTGAAATTATCTGGTTCCATTGACATGGTATTCCAACGATTAGACAACGATGATAATCCAACTGATACCTTGGAAATTTATGACTGGAAACGATGCCGTGATATTTCTAAAACAAGTGGGTTTGGGAAGTTTGCTCACACAGAATGTATTTCACATTTACCGGACACTAATTATTGGCATTATTGTTTACAATTAAATATTTACAAAGCCATTCTTGAAAGGAGATACGGTAAAAAGGTAGATGGGTTATATTTAGTTTGTCTACATCCTGACAATAAAAACAAAAGTTATATGAGAATCAAAGTTGCCAATTTGGAAGAAGAGGTTGCTGAACTTTTTGAATACCGAAAAGAGCAGATTGTAAAATAGATTAGGATAGAGTAACGAATAAAGGTAGTGTAGTGAATTATTTTATAATTGTTCAAATGGGTTAAATATTATGTATCATGATGTATATACGACTTGATGCATAACGAAGCATGTGCTACACTACGATACGTATATTTACTGAGCTATCGTGTCTTTTTTATTTGTGCTACCTGGATACCTTACATTATGTTCTGTATTTACCGAAGTGTTGGAGCAATAATGGTGTGTCTTCGCGAAGCATCGGTTCATATGTACCCATGTTATGTATTAGAAAGCACACAAAGTGTTATGAACGAAGCTATTATTTCACCTATTATTGAATATAATAACAAATACAAAGACAGATTCGATAAATTGGATTCCATTCCACTAGAATCAGACGCTTTAATGAGCTTGATGAATTCTTATATATTCGAGAAAACACCTTTAGGATATGTGATCATGTACTATTCCTACGAATACAAATGTTTTCATTATTATTCGAATGTGGATATTCCGTTTTCTGTTCGCGAAACAGTCGCACGAAAATATGCGATACAGTTTCAATGCAAGAGTGTATATATCATTATGGGTACATTGGGGAACGATAAGAAATGTGATTGTGGACCTGTCAATGGAGACAATGCAATAGAAGAATTGACACAAAAACCTAAAATTGATACTTCTTTGTATGCTTCCTTCAAAAATTATTCGACGCAAAAAGGTTCTGGAACCGATTGCGGTTCAGGTGCAATGCGGGATAGAGTACATAAACGAATTAATTGCTATCATCAGCTGGGTAAACTCATGGATTTCTCTTTTCTACAATCCAATTCCTATCAGCGAAACGAAGAACGGTCATTGACACTTAACTATGCTGATTATAAAAAGTCGTTAAGTATCTAAGATACGAAAACGTATTGTATTGTATTGTATATCTCATCAAAATATTTACATAAATTCTAAGTTAGTTTAATGGCAATCTTAGAATTTAAAAACCTCAAGTTATTATAAGAAAAGATGACAACACATGAAAAGATACAAAACGCAGGGGATTTAAAATCTATGATCATGCAAAAAAGTTCCAAGGACACGAAAGAGCGAAAGCAAACGCAAGCTCCACAAGACACAACGGATGATTCATATATAGATGACATTGATGTACCCGAACTTACGCTTACTTTACGTGACCCGAAACTAGAAGACGGTAAAACGGATTCAGCTATTGTACAAGATACAGACGACAAACTTGGTGATTTAACTTCATTATTAAGCGACATCATGCCTTTTTTGAAATCATCCTCACCCAACAAAGATTCAGATTCAATGGCTCCTCATCGTAAGAGCGATGGAACAGTTAGTCAAGCTATCATCAATGGGGTTCATAAAGTGACAATCGCTTCTGTTGTGAGAGGCTTAGAGGAAATGATGAAATTAGTCAATGATGGACCTACCAATTTTAATAAAGCAAATATTGTTGGATCTCTACACAAACTTGTTCGCAGATTGAATGTTATATCCGAGACGGTTCATGATGAAAGGGGGAAAAAACATCTTCTAGAAGCACTTGAAGCAGTAAAGGCAATTAGTTCAATTGTAATGGATGAGTTGCAAGAACCGGTCATGGATGCACAGAATCGTATTATGACTATTACCACTGACACCGCGTCTAAACTCGTGGGAAATATGGCGAAATTTGCAAACAGATCCGTTTTAGCTATACCTGTTGTTGGTACTGTTGCTGCTGCTGCACAGAATATTTTGACGGTTGTTCAGTCTGGAACGGCCACTGCAGCAGCATTGGCAGGAATCGGTGAAACTGTTTCGAAAACATCCATGAACGTATCAAACACATTTCGTGGAAGTAAATTACGAGGTCATGTGGAACTCTTCAAGAGTGCATACAGTAATTTTCTGAAAGTGCTCAGCAACGAAACATCACGACGCGTGGAAGGTATCGATAATTTTTCCAATGATGTTGTAGAGAATATGACACGAAAAAGTGATAAGCGTGATTTTGAGGGTGGACTTAATGACGAGAATGGTGTTACTCTTGGTATGAATGAAGTTGATGAAGATGATGAAGATGACGATGACGATGAAGAAACGAAGTCGAAGAGAAAAGAAAAGGCAGCACGCAATGAACGAAACAAAATGAAACAGACAAACAAGAACTTGCGTCAAAAACTTGAAAAGGTCTTGAAGGAAGATGCTGTTGATTTGGATGATGATGATGTAATGAAGCTTGACGAAGAAGCTAATGAAAAAACCAAGACGAAATTAGAGGAAAAACTACAGCAAAAGACTGTTCAAATGACAAAGCTTGCAGAAGAGATACAAAAATTGGAAAACGATAGTGAAACATTGATAGCGCCATTTTTGAACGAAGATTTAGACGCTAACCCAGATGATGTTGAATCTATCAATAAATTGGAAACATTAAAAAGCAGAGTGATTGAAGCAATGAGCACATTGAAATCTTCTTTGAAACGTGCAAAACAGATCACAAAGAAAGCTGGTGAACTGAAAGAAGATGCATTTGAAGATGTTCGTGACTACGAATTTGCTATGCGTGGAGGGATTCGCATGCGAGGAGGAGGAAAAGCTGATATAAAAAACAACAGTAAGACGATCATTGAAATGAAAAATAATATGAACTCTTTACGGAGTAACATTGAAAAGAACCAAGGGACATTGGAAGTTATCCTTAATGACGTTAAATTGAACTTGAAGGAAGTGCAACACGCAAGAAAATCTACGCATGGAACGCCGTCAATTCAAGAACGTATTTCGTCTAAGGCACAAGAAATGGGAGAGAATATTCAAGATAAATTACAAGGATTGAAAGAAAAAATAACACCAAGTGCACCAACCGCATCAAGTATTCCTCTTGTGGAAGCTACTGAAGTAGTTGCAGATAGTGATTCGAACTCGCCGATGACTATTGCGAAACCTATTACTGAACCTACTACTGAACCTACTACTGAATCCACTA